GACGTCTTCGGCTACCAACACGAGGTCTGGTCCCGCCCCGAGGTGTCCGGCTACGACGAGCTGGTGGACATGAGCGAGGTCGAGCAGATTGCCCTGCCATCGGTCGGCCAGGTCAGGACATTGGCGAGGCTGTCCGCCACGATGGACCCCAGCTCGCCCTCGTCGAAGTTAGCCATCGTCGCCCCGGAGGACCTGGCGTTCGGGCTGGGGCGTGTCTACGAAGCGTATCGGGAGCTGAACGCTCAGAGTACCAAGCGGGTCGGCGTCTTACGGTCACTGGCGGACGCTTTGACGTTCCTGGTCCTGGGAGGCGAATCGGGGAGCCGAGCCCGGTCCCCGCTGGAAGTCACACCGAATCGCACAACTAATTCTCCCGCCACATCGGATCGAGCTGGCGAGCCGGGGGCGACCGGCTGTCAAGCGTGACCGCGAGCGGTGAACAACCACGAAGAAACCTCCGCGCCTCACGCTAGGACGCGAACTTACTCAGGTGTGTCCGCCCTCCGCACGCTGGGCACCTCTGCTTGCGCGCAAATGTTGATTTGACGTTGATTTGACCGAAGCGCGCAATATGCCGTACCGGATAAGTCCGGATCATTCACGCCCTCGTGTGGTGGGGACACATTACTTGATTTAACAGTGAAGGGCCACAACGCTTGCATGCACGTCAGCGGACGGCCGAGCGGAGCCGGCTGCGACGCAGCAAACCTCGCTGACTATTCGACCACGTCATAAGTCTTAACACTTTGCCACGGCAATTACCGTCTGTGCATCGCCGGTATACCTTTTTCGGAATGGCGATTTGCTTCAACGGTTGCGGCACCCTGGCGCGCCCCCAGCTTGGCCGATGGCGCGCCCTCCGGAAGTGCCTTACGCGATGCTCTCGTGCGCGTGCCCGCTAGCCGATGCTACCGGCCTTGTTCAGCTTGTTGAACAGGTTGGTCGCCTTCGACCGCAACATCGGGTTGCGCTTAGGAGATCGTCTCGGTCAACACAGACGAGGAGCTGGACAAGAAGTCCGAATCCCCATTGTAGACTGCCTTGATCTTGTATGTGCCCGGTAACGCGAAGGTATAGTTGAACTTGAACGCGAAGGTATAGCCGAATCCCCATTGTATGTGCCCGGTAACGCGAAGTCCGAATCCCCATTGTAGACGGTTGTGCGGTGGGTAGGCCACTTCGCCGAAGCCAAATGCTCCCTTTAGTCTACCAGTAGTATCCGTAAATGCGGAGGCAGGGCACCGAGGGGCATGGTGCGCCAAAGGGGCTAAATGCCTGTAGAGAACTGAACTTGCGGCATTAGCTAGCTGCGCGGTTATGCCCTGTTCAATCCGCACGCGTTTATAAAATTCCGCGGTGTCAGCCTGGCGAGTAAGCAAGCTAACTCCCAGACAGCGCGAACCGCGAAACTTTATAAATCGACCGTCCAATTCCCGGAGGAATGGAAGGAATTCCTTATCCCATCCACTGCCTGAGCCGCGCGCCAGGACTGTTTTCAACGGCGTCGTACGGACCGGCTCGGCTAGGTTGGGTCGGCGGACTTCTCGCTGAAGAGCCAGAACAAGTACGAGTGCAGCGTGCTTCTGAGCAACACGGAGACGCCCAAAAAAGTGCGGTCCATCGGAACGACCGCCTTCGCAGATAAGTCTGTGAGCATGAAGTATCGCGGCGTCTTCGATTTGCATTCTCGCAGGGAGGGACGCTTGAATTACCTGGGAGAAGCCAGCAAATGGTCCCTGGAGCAAGCCCTGACATGGTGGCGGAAGACCCTGCAGAAGCAGCCCTGACAGCACTCAATGCAGCCTTGCGACAGATGGGCCAGCCCTACAAGCTGTCTCTGGTCGATTCAGCCTCCCTCCAGGAGCTGGACAAGAACGCCCACTTCATGACGCACGAGATGTTCCAGAATCTCGTGGCCAACATCCAGCGTGATGGAGCTTTGGCCAGCGTGCCTTTCTGCTGGCACGACGGCACAACTTACCACGTCCTCTCCGGCAACCATCGCGTCAAAGCCGCCGTTGCCGCGGGCGTCTCCCGCATCCTCATCCTTTACGACGATCGGCCCCTTACTCGCCAGGAGCGTGTCGCCATCCAATTGTCCCACAATGCCATCAACGGCAAGGACGATCCAGCCCTCTTGAAAGAATTGTGGGCGGAAATCGACGACCTTAGCCTCAAGTATTACGCCGGCCTCGATGACAAGCAGCTCGAACAGCTCGCCGACGCCCAGCTCAAGAGCATGCGCGAGGCCGTGCTCGACTACAAGTCCGTGATGTTCCTGTTTCTGCCCGAAGACGTCGAGGCGATGGAGCGAGCGTTCCAGCGTGCCGTGGAATCGACCGTCTGCGAGGAAGCCGTCACCGCCCGGCTATCCGAGTTCTCCCGCCTTGTGGACGCTCTGGATAAAACGAAGTCCTCTTATGCCATCAAAAACCACGCGGTCGCCCTGTCGATCGTCTTTGATGTGTTCGAGCGAAATGTTACCGATCTACAACCGGGCTGGTTTCAGGATGGTACGGCCAAGCACAAGGGACTTGTGCCGCTGGCCACCGTGTTCGGCTCAGACAAGGTGCCGGCGAACGTAGCTTGTTTGCTTAAAGAGGCTTGCGCTCAGATGACACAAGAGGGATTGATCGAGTCGATGGACGCGGGCAGCACGTTACAAGTGCTGGCGGACCGGTATTTGTGCGTCGAAACGTAGTTTTGCCACGATCGTTGTAACGAGGGTAGCGTTGCCATGCGAACCCGGGGCGGTGGGGTTTCAATCGAATTGGCCCGCAAACGCGAACTGGTCGCCTTTGAACTGTCGGCGATGAAAAGCTTGACCGAGACGCAGATCGCCGAAGAATTGGCCAAACAGGGACTCGGCCAAGTCACGCAGCAAGCTGTCTCCAAGATGCTTCAACGCATCGAAGAGCGCATGCTCAAGGAGATGAGTGCCAAGGTCAAACGAATGAAAGTCTGGCAGACCACCGCTCTGCAGAAGCTTTATCGCGATGCCAGGGACGCCTGGGAAGAATCGAAAAAGCCGCAGAAGTCCGTAACAACCAAGCACGGACCATCCAGCGACAACGGCGAGCCGGGCCAGGTGAAGGAGAGTCTATCCGTGCTCCGCGATCAGGACGGCGATCCACGCTATCTGGAACAAGCACGGCAAGCGCTGGCTGACATCCGCAAGATCTGGGGCGTAGACGAACCGGCCCAAACCAAGAACGACATTAACGGGCGACTGTCTCTGGAGATTGTCGAGGAAATCATCGATGCTGGTGATTCGCAAGACGGTCAGACTGCATCGGGTGCAGCAGGCGTTCCGCAAGAGTAACGCTCTCTTCCGCGGCTTCGTCGGCGGCCGGGGAGCGGGCAAGTCCTGGGTCGGCGCTTACGATCTGTTGCGCCGTGCCAAGCCTCGACGCCTCTACCTGGTCGGCGCTCCCACCTACCCCATGCTCCGCGATGCCAGCTGGCGCTCCTTGCAAACCCTTGCCGAAGAGCTGCGCCTGATCAAGAAGCTCAATAACTCCGAACCCAGCATGAAGCTGGGCAACGGCGCCGAAATCATCGGCCGCTCCGCTGACAATCCCGAACGCTTCCGCGGCCCAAACCTGTCGGGTCTGTGGCTGGATGAGGCAAGTCAAGCGGAGAAGGAAGGGTTCGAGATCGGCCTGGCCTGCTTGCGGCAAGAGGGCGAGCAGGGCTGGTTCTCGGCCACGTTCACGCCACGCGGCAAGCAGCACTGGACATATGAGGTGTTCGGTCAGACCGATGCTGAGGGCCGGCCCCTGCGGGCAAACACTGCGTTGTTCCGGGCCCGCACCAAGGACAATCCTTTTCTTCCCGACGAGTTCTATGAGACGGTCAAGCAGCAGTATTCGTCGGCGTTGACGGCGCAAGAACTGGAGGGGGAGTTTACCGACCTGGAAGGTGCATTGTTCCGGCGTCACTGGTTTTCCATTGACGACCAGGCACCGCCGGCCGAGCAGAGGGTGCGTTATTGGGATCTGGCCTCTACGGCGGCAGAGCCAGGCAAAGACCCAGACTGGACTGCCGGCGTGCTGATGCAGCGCTCCAAGGAGGAGGTGTACCACATTCTCGACATGCGGCGGGTACGGGCCACTCCGGCCGGAGCGGAGGCGTTGGTTCGACAAACAGCGGAAACGGACGGCAAGGAGGTGGACATTTACATGGAGCAGGAACCGGGCTCGAGCGGCGTCAACACCATCGATTACTACCGCCGGTACGTTCTGCCGGGTTGGGCCTTTAAGGGCGAGCGGCCGACGGGCGAGAAGTCCGAGCGTGCCCGTCCCCTGTCCAGCATGGCGGAAGCGCAGCACGTCCATCTGGTTCGGGGTGCGTGGAACAAGGATTTTCTGGACGAGATCGAGGTGTTTCCGTTGGGCAAGCATGACGACCAGGTGGACGCAGCCGTGGGGGCGTTCGACAAACTGTCGCTGCACAAACCGAAGAAATTGTGCATCTTTGTCTAACTGCCTTATGCTGAACCCTCTCGTCCTGACGCTGAACGGGTTGGAAACTTCGCGGCCGACATAGTCTGGGCCTAATTTGTGCCCGATAAGCTGGAACGATGAACAAGCGAGGAGCAGATGATCGACAACCCTTGTCCGTGGTGCCAAACGGTGCAGCCCGCAAGCGTGACGCGTGCTTTTGTCCTTCATGGCAATAATAAATCGCGTATTCGCCCGAACAACCCTGACAAGGATAAGAGGTAGCGATATGACTTTCGTGCCGACGGACCGTAGCGTAAATCTTGCCATTCTCGATTTGCTGGGATCGTTAGCGCAAAAACTGACTGGCGAGCATCCTCTAGTGTGCCTAGAGGATGGAGCCGGCAATGTTCTTCACGTAACGCTGGGAGTTGGCAGTATCCAGTGGTTCAGCGATCCCCAAAAGGCCAAATGCGCGATCCATAATGAGCATTGGTTCGCCTCTCGCATGAAGAAGGGAAGCGCTACGGATCAGGTGGCGTAACAGACTGGCCAGCCGCCACAAGTGCTTTATAATCATCCTCTGCTTCTTTCAAGGCAGTATGATAGGCAGTTAGGGCTTGCCCGATTTGGGCAGCTGTCGGCCACGCTAGGCCATTGATCGCTGGTGGCGGAGCAGTCCCCCGTAAAAAGGAATGAAGGGGCAACGCATTGCCTTCTTGGATATTGACAACCGTGACTCTTCTCCAATCATTTTCGAGTTTTCTGCTTACCTCTGCAATTTCCCGAACCATGTTTTCGACGTTTGCCTTTGCATTCTGAAGCACGTCTAGTTTGTTCTTGTAGGCATTCAAATCGACAGACATGATTTATTTACTCCTAGCGGGATTCGCTCGCCTCTCGCCTGCCGGGAGTAAATCAGCAGTGCGAGAGACGAATCAAGCCGGGGATCAGCCGGAAATCCCTATACGGCGATTCTAGGTGCAGCCGGTTACCTGAACAATGTTGGCGTTATGCCCCGAGGTCTCGACCTGCTTTGCAAGACAGAGAGCTGTGCCATATAACGGCAAGAGGAAGGCGTCCCGATCGATTCTCGTAAGTACAAGGCAGGACTG